CACCCATCTCCATTAACCATCATGCTCATTACATACCGTGTCGTGTAGCGTATTTCTGTGTGAAAAACGACATCCATGCCAATTCTAGAAGCATCTGGTACGTATATGGCATTACGGTTACTTGGGCCCACAAACGGCTGTTTAACCACGATTCCATCGGCGACTCGTGGGACTAAAGGAAAAAGACCGGGAGCACAGTCTATTTCCTCCATGAAGGGAAAGGAACCATTGCGCTTGTCGCGCACTCCCCTTTCCCATGAATCTCCAATTCCTCTGTATTCCCTCTTGCAGGCGTAGTGTATGTAAAGAGGAGATGAATACAGCTCAGGAAAACGCATTGTGGTCAATTCAGGGAATTTGGAAGAGAGCTTGTTTATACGTAGCCAGGCTGTGAAGTTAGCTCTCTCTGGTTCAAAAGTTGGTGTTTCATACCACTCTTGACCCCATGTGCTTCCGTTTTTCTTTCCCCAAACGCCACCAAGGAGCGTTATAAAGAACTTGTGGATGTAATGTACTGTCTTGGGCGGTCTACGTCCCCATATGAGATTGCGGAACATGATGGAGGATCTATATACAATACGAGTTAAGTTTCTCCTAAAACTTGAAACACCGTATGTTTTGGCTTCTTCAATGTAATCCCTCTCTTGCATTTTCTCTCTCCCTGTGATGACGTACCACTTAGGCCCAGATCCGTTGGTTTTCTCTTTTGGTGACGAAGTTCTAGCATCACGTTTAGCTTGGTATGCTCGCCAAAATTCTATCCATTTGTTGTAGTCCGTTTGTAATTTTAAGTTACGTTTATAGATTTTGCGAGCTGTCCACCATTTACCAACGGCGTCGGTGAGTTTCTTAACGCAAGAGTGTTCCCACCAGCGACTTGCCACAAGTTTACACCAGCCAAATACTGTCTCGTGTTCGGCCTCATCATCTGATCCGTGACACAAACGCATAACTTCGCGAATCTTTGCGAAATTTTTGTGGCGCTGTTTGAGTTCTTTGTACTTGATGATAAGCCAATGTCCAGCGAAAGAACACCATTGCCCTGCTAATGAGTTCCTAAACCAAGAAGAAAAGGAATCACATTTCCTGCACCACCAGTTGAAAGCTGTCTTGGGGTAGCTACTCCCGTTTGATTTGCTGCTTACAGATTTGGTGATGCTGAAAAGTTCTTCAAAGCTGGGTATTTCTTCTTCATGATGTTCACTTTCTTCAACCGGACTTTTGCCCTTGCTGGAGACTTCCGAATCTCCATAAGAGGACACAGCCGGTTTAAATACGGCATGTTCCTCAAATGTGTTATGTAACGTGTAACCCACCATATCGTTAGCGTTGGCGATGTCAACCTCGGAATAATTGGCCTCTACTGACTTGAAGTATTCATCGAGTATGGCATTTTTCTTGGCTTTCTGTTGCTTTTCGATTTGTTGGTTGTACACGTGTTGAGCGACTCGCTTGGATTTAGCTGCCGTGTCGATAATGGTACTCATGGTATCATAGTTTCTTGCTTTATCGACTAATGTGTCCTTACACGTTGAGACTTTGCTTTTGACTTAATTCCACCATGAAGCGCCTTTCTTGATTGCTCCATCAAAAACGGCCTTGGTAGCTTCTTTTGCGGCTTTTAGTCTTTCCAAATTTTCGAGCTTGATCCCAGCTAACTCGAATTCCGATTCTTTCAATGTGCACCATGTCGTGTAGTTGTTAACTGCGTAGCTGTGCCATAACGTGAAAGACTCGTTAGAGGTTTCTTCGACGGTAAGAGGATTTGCTGTCTTGAATTTATCGTTGCTCATGATAGAGTTGTAAATGGTGTTGCAAATGCCACTAAAAGCGTCTTGTGCCTCTGTTTTATCACTGTTGGTTTCTTTCTGTTCGCGGGATTTCTTTTTCTTCGATTTGTCAATGACTACCGAACAGATGCTGGGTTCAACAACGGGAAGTTTTTGGACGCTACTAGGGGTACATTGCAATGTACTTAGGGTAATGTCATGCGTCTTGGGCAACTTGATGTCAGTGTCTTTGGATATGACGTCTATGAAGTTGTTTCTGACCAATTTCTCTGGTACTCCCTTGTTATAACACATCCAGTGATTGTACACTTTATTGTCTTTGTAAACCGGTGGTGGAATAATGTGTCCACCATTGGACTTGAGTAGAAAAGATGCAGCCACAGTCACGAAGACTGGGTAAACAAACTCTGCTTTTTCTTTATGCAGGAAAGCTGCATCCGGTTCAATGACAATAGTGTATAGTTCGCCCTGATGTTCTTCAAAGATAATAGCTCCAAAACCGATGGCCACTATATTCTTGATGAGATGATCGTTTGACCAGTTCTTATCGACGTCTGTACCCGCTGCGTTTTTGAAGTTCTGTACACTGTACGCC